GGCTTGGCTTCAATTGTTACATGCGGCATGCCTTGCGGATCTCGTAGGGAGTAAATGCGCGACGCTCCCGAGATGACTGGCTCACAATACCCGCCGACACAATGACCCATGGTGTCGCCCTCATACTTCAGGGCATCGGCTACCGCACGCTCCCCCCAGCCGCGTGAGGTTATAGTGCCGTCAGGCATTCTGTAATCACCGCTGTTGAGTCTCTGCCAGCCCTCTGGGATGTCAGCAGACGGCGCAATCTGCACCCAGCGATACCCCTCGGGATATTCTTTAACGAGCTGCGTTGCCGGGTTTGTGGCGCGTTGAGTGTTGGCTGCTGCCATTTGCTCTGCGCGGTACTGGTTGATCTTACCCACCAGTTCAGAGGCCTGCGGGAAAGACATGCGCTGCAGGGACTCTGGGCGGATCTGCAGGTTGCGGGGAAGGCCAGCCGACGGGTTCATGGCGTTCTGTATCTCGTCGACAAGGTGGGGCATACCAAGCGCATCAACGTCAACAGCGCGGTAGATCGGCTGATCTGCGGGTAGGTTGCGCAACCAGGGATTGGACTGCAGCACCTCCTCGTTGTAACGCAGGGAATCGCCGTAGGCTCTGGGGTCCGTATATCGCGATGCCGTTGTTTCGTAGAGGCCCATCACTTGCAGAGGCCTGCCAAGAACTCCTTGTGCGGCGCGAGGAGGCCACTCACCCTCTGCATGCCGCATCTGCAGCTGCGTGAGAGGATCCTGTTCGGTGCCGTAATCACGCTTAATGTATTTCGTTGCAGTGCCGCCCAGCCAGGCGTTCAGTGCGGCTTTGCGCTGCAGGTCTTCCTGCGATCTCTGGAATGCGTTGCGCGTGCCTTCAGGCAAGGCCTGGAAGTCGGCCTCCTGCATAGACTGCTGCAGCTGCTGCAGTGCCTGCTGAGGGTCCATGCCTCCGGCAGTGGTCTGCTGGAAGCGTTTGACCTCATTCTCTACCGCATCCTTCAGCCACTGCCTCTGCGGGGCAGGCAAACCGCCTTTTGCAAACCGCTGTACTTCATAGGCCTCTTCGTCGACGGGCTCGAACTCGTAATACGGGTTGACCAGTTCATCGACCATCTGGTTGATGCGGCTGGGGTCGTAGACAGGGCCGCCTTCAGCCTTCCACAAACCAACCTCGCCAGCCTTGCTGGGGTCGAACGGGGCGTACATACTCCTCAGGTCCGAAGTGTCGAGGAAGATCCGGCTGGTCGTCGGGTCGAATGCCTCTGGGCTGTTTGCGATGCGCTTGGCGCTGCCGTAATACTTGTCGTACAGGGCACGTTCTTCAGGGCTCAGGTAAGACAATGGGTCTACAGGACGCTGCTGCAGGAACGCCTCTATTGCCTCAGGAGGCGCATTGAGATCAGGGGCCTCCATGCTAGGCCTGCGCTCCAGCCCGGCCATGTAGAGCTTGCGGGCCTCGTCTTTCATGGCCATCAGCTGCTCTTCGTACTCAGGGACCATCAGGCCGGGCTGGCTCTCGTAGTCGTTGGCGTATTCGATCTGGCGGATGCCGCGACCTAGCAGCTGGTTGCGGATGTCGGACAGGGTGCTCAGGTTCTCTGGCGAGGTGAGCCACTCAGGCTCGCTGGTTCCGCCGTAGGGGCGCGCAGCGTACTCGAGGTAGTCGATGTTCTCGTCCAGCCAGTCCTGCATGTTGCCGAGCTCTGGGACGCCCCTGAGGCCCATGGCGGCGGTGTAGGCATCCTTCCACTCGCCAACATCGCGGGCCGTAACCGATTTACCGGGGCGGTAGGCCAGCGGCATCACACGAGTGTCGGGGATATAGATGCCCTGCTCGCGCTTTTGCTGCAGGCCGGCCTGAATGGCCTTGTCGAGGGCGCGGTTAGCGGCCTGGGTAGGCGTGCCTGCGTGGAATCCAACGTCGGTGTAGTTGAGGTCGATTTCCGGAAACTCGTCCGGCGTGCTGTGATAGATGATGTTCGTGAAGCCCTGATCGATAGCTCTCTGGGTGCGGTCTTGCTCTGCGGGTGACAGATTGGGAGTCTTCAGCTTGTCCGACATCATGCTGGCGTAGCTGTTCAGACCGCCTTTGCCAAACTTTTTGACTTGCTTGCGGGCCGCGCGCTTCATGGGCTGCTCCGAGGAAATAGTCTTTGTACTGTAACACTGCAGGACATAGTTGTCATTTAGAGCCTTGGGGACACCCAGCCTCTATCCAGTAATGTTTAGCCTGTCACTCTGCCCGGATCAATTGGCAGAACCATTGCCTACCTTGGCTCGTGGTCGTCGATCCCCATGTGTCCCGTGGCCTGCTTTGTCCCTCTGCATTGGCATGCAAGGGCGGTCGGCTCAAACCCGGATCCGGTCATTGTCTCGTGGGTATCGCTCCACCGTTGTGTTCCCCGTCAGCGCGGAGGAAGCGGTCGAGGTTGGCGTTTTGTGACAAATTGGTGTTGCAACTAATGGACACCAATAAGTACAATTTGGACAACATCGGAGATTGCTCCTCCGGTGTCCGCCCCTCAAAGCCCTCAGATTTAGAGATCTGGGGGCTTTGTCTTTCAGGAGCAGACATTTGCCAGCATCGTAGGCTGGCTGATTATGAATTACAACCCCTGCCGTAATCGGTTTGCGACAGCGACAGTTGCGACATTTGCGACACCTGTCAGCAGTTCCACGCTTTTCGAGCCTTGCGCAGTCTGCTCTCAGGATCCTTTGCCGCTTCGGGCCACATCTTCATCTGGCCTGCTGACCGTGCACAATACGATTTGCGTCTTGCTGCGTCCTTCTCGGTCTTGGGCTTTGGGGCAGGGGGCTTCAGGTTCATGCCCTCTGCCTTTGCCGATGCCCGGCCCTTTGCATTGAGGCCGCCCTTGGGGTCTTTGCCTTCCTTCCGGGTCCATGCTGGTGACTTTGCCATCTCAGGTGCTCCTTTTCTTGGCCTTAGCCGCTCTCATGTTGTCCACGAGATTGGGGTAGGGTCTGCCTGCAGCCTCTGCTGTGCGCTTGGCTGCGGCCTTCTGAGCGGGCTTCAGGGTCTTGCTTGCGCCCAGATCCTTGGGGCGGGACTTGTCCCATACAGGTTTCTTCGCTTTTGCCATATCGGGCCTCACTGTGCGTAGGGGTTGACCACGGTCTGTTGTTGGGGTTTGGCGTCGTCATCATACCTGCTTGAGCGGGCCAGCGTCAGGTAGCCAAGATCCCGGATGTACCGCAGGGCCTGCGAAAAACTGTCGCAATAATCATCATGCTCAGCGTTCGGGAACCGGGACAGCTGGGTCATCATCGGCTCGGCCCATGTCGGCCACGTATCCCCGCGCTTGGACTCAGGCACCCACACAAGCCCAGCATCCAGCAGGGGCGTGATCATGTGGGCACGGGAGATCTTGTCCGCGTTGCCCGGGTTGTACTCGGCCACCACGATCCGGGCCTGCGCCAGATCCTGCAGCAGAGACTGGCCAGAGCCCTTCTTCTCGATCAGGCACAGGTCAGGCGCCCGGGCCTTGTTGGTGGGGTCCGTCTTGTCACCAGCGTACTTGGCCGTCCACTCCCTGATCACTCGGGCCCGAAGGTCAGGGTACTCAAGGTGGTCGTGCCACGCATCGATCAGCATGACGTTGTAACACCCCTCCCAGAAAAACAGGCCCAAGACACTGCAGGCGGTGGGGTCGTTGTGGGTCGCCGCTGTGAAAGCCGTATCGTAGGACTGGAGGATGTACTCCATGGGTGGAAGAGCTTTGTGGTTGGGCCACAGACGGAATCGGTCGGTCTTGAGGATGCCACCGCCTGAGGGAGCCGGCATCTGCTGCAGCTGGCCAGCGACGCCGTAGTCTCCCAGTACAGCCTTGAGCTTCTTGAGCTCGGCCTCACCGAACCGCTCCGGCCACAGGAGCTCCCCCTCCTCCGAGCGCTTGTCGTAGGCCCCCAGCACCGTCTTGCGCCTGACGCCGTCCCACTCAGCAGGCAGGCACAGATGCTCCCACCCACCCAGCTCCATGATCCTGCCAGACACGTCCTTCTCGTGCAGGCGCTGCATGATCGTGACCATGGCGTCGCGCTTGGGGTTGTTCAAGCGGGTAGACCAGACCACATCGAACCACTCGAGAGCGGACTCGCGCATCTTTTCCGACTGTGCGTCTTGTGCACTGTGTGGGTCGTCGAGGATAAGCCGAGATCCACCCTCACCTGTAGCTGTACCACCTACGCTGGACGCGATCCTGTAGCCCGTGGAGGTGTTCTCGAACCGGGTCTTCTGGTTCTGGTCACCAGTCAGCTGCACGATGTCACCCCAGCGGTCCTGATACCACGGGCTGGTGATCAGGCGCCTGGCCTTGACGTTGTCGCGGGTCGACAGCAGGCCAGAGTAGCTGGCGCACAGGAACTTCTCCTGAGGGCTTCTGATCCACTCCCAGCAGGGCCAGAGCACGGACACGATCGTGGACTTTGCGTGGCGGGGCGGGATGTTGATCAGCAGGAACCGGATCTTGCCTTCTGTAACGGCTTGCAGGTGCTCGCAGATGGCTTCGATGTGAGGCCCGTCCATGAACGGCACGCCGGGCTCGATGACGTGCCAGGCAGCCTTGACGAAGGCGTGGAGGCTATCCCTGCAGACTTGCCGGTCGATCAGGATGTTAGCTTGCTTGTACAGCAGCTGGTCAAGGGTCGACTTCAGCTGGATCAGCTGCTCGAGGCTAAGATCCTGCAGCGGGAGGGCCTTGTCACGGTCTTCCAGCTTAGTGTCGAAGGCTTTCACGCCTACGTGCCGGCCAGCCATCTCGAGGAACTTCGATGCCTGAGTGGCGTTTCGCATGACCTCAATGCCCCAGCGATCGACCACCCGCTCCTTGTTGTACTGGTAAGATTCCACGCATTCACGCAGTACCCACTCTGCATCAATCGATGTCTGTTTCGAGCGATTGCTCTTAAGTTCCTGAATTCGTTCACGAACCTTAGGTTTGCTTACGAGCTGGCACGCCTGTGAGTCGGCAGTGGCAGGCGAGTACCCGGCACGGATAGCGGCCTGGGTCATGTTCAGGTCTACGAGGTACTCTTCGCAGAATTTCTCTTGCATGTCAGTGAGTTGCGACATCTTGCTCACTCCTTTGTGGTTGCTGATTGAGGTGCCGGTCTTTCCCGACTGTCCACCGCGTCACGCCTGCAGGGCCGCCCCCAGGGGGGTCAGCACTCATGCGCACACGTATATGCGCACCGAGGAGCATTGCGCTGCGGCTGCCGGTGTTATTCGCCCCACCGCCGGCTGGGGTGTCACTATTATGGTATCGCGTCTTTCCTGGCGGCGTATTGCTGCAGTATCTCACGACCAGTCAGGTCCGGGTTGGCCTCGGCCGCCGCACCAAGCTGACACCATCGCATTACTTGTCGTGCCACGCTCCTCTCCTGCTGGTCTGCAACGCGCTTGATCTTAACTACGAACGCGTCGGGCAGGCGGACAGTGCGAAACCCATCTGTTACTGGCATGTAGTGGTCCCGAAGTAGTCCGTGCGGCAGCGGGTCTGTCGGCCACCTGGAGACGTGATGGTCGTCCCGAACGTGTCGCGGCGGACAGTTGTGCCATCACTGCCCATTGTGCCGAACGGTGTATCGCGGTACGTAGTCGAGCTGCCACCTGGACGGGTAACAGTCGTGCCGAACACATTGTTGCGGATCACTGTGCCGTCGCTGCCCATGGTGCCAAAAACGGACTCACGATACGTCGTAGACGTGCCAGTCTGCGAGTTCGCGCACGTAGTGCCAAACACAGACTCGCGGCAAGACACTTGAGCCTGCGCAGTGCTGCCAATGATCAGCGCCAACAAAATAGCCAGCTTTTTCATGCGGTACTCCTCAGTAGTGGAAGAGCGCCCAACCTACTCCGCGCCACAAATTGTGTCAATCCATGCAACGACAAAAAAAGTTTCAAAATGATACACAAATGATGTTGCAGGATGAATCAAAATGATTCACTATTCACACATGCCAGCCACAACGGGCGGCGACCAAGGAGAGAGACAATGACCCCATACCAAGCCGCAGAACAGATACAGGCCCGCTTCAGCTTCAACGATGACGGCGAAGTGGTTGAGTGCCTCGTCAAGT